CATTTTTATAGACAAGACAGTAGTGGGTTATGGAGTCACAAACCAGGTGATGGAATTGTTAGACAATATGACGGCGAGTTTAAAGTAATTTATAATCCACGGGAGGCAAATAGACAAAATAGTATTTATAATTATACAAGGGATTGTGGATTTTTATGTGTGCCGAAGAATGGGTTTATCAAGAGTAACAGTCTTTGATTATACAATTTTGGCTAAACTAAGTAGGGTTACATAAGAAAAAAGTATTGTATTGATAAAGGATACTTCTTCTAATTCAAAGTTAAGTCCCATTTTTTTGAAATATTCTGCTGTATGTTGATTGTTTTCTTTGCCTTGCCACTTGGAAATGATACATTTATTATCATTAATTATCCAAGTAATTATGACACCAATCATAAATAAGAAATGAGTGGAATAACTGTGCATCCATCCAAAACTAATATAGGCTGCAGCAGAATGGTGTAGGACTTCAAGTGCTGTGTCCATATCTGTTAATATTATGGAAAAAAATAATGAGTATGAGCGTGTGTTGTGGGGGTTATTCAGTTTCTTGTTCGTCATCTTCTTCGTTGTAAAGTTGATGATCTGATTTTCTGATATATGTTTTATGATATCTCTCAATTTTCATTTCTATGTCATCGGCTTTGTGACGAATTTTGTCAATAATTATTTTAAGTTTTGATGAGGTTTCTGCGTCGTCATTATAGGTTTCGCAAAGGTGTTCTAATCCTCTAATTGCGGAATTAAATTCATTAGCTAATGATTGTAATAATTCTATGTCTTCATTATGACGTTGGATTTCTGTTTCCATTGGTGTTTTATTTTTTTCGTAAATGTCGATGTACTTCGATCTTTGTATATCATTAGTTTTATCAAAGGCTGAGTTAATAATATTATTGATTTTTTCAATGGTTCTTATGCGAGAATCTCCTGTTATGAGTCTTCTGATTCCCTGGAATGATGATCTAGTTTCTAACGCAATATGTCCGTCTGTTGTTGTGCATATTTTTCCACCTTTCTGGATATTAGAAAGGATCTTTAAATCCAGAATAATTTCATCAAACCTCATCTATATAAAATTAATAGAGTAAATTAAATTTACATTTAACGCGTTTATTGCTTTATTTTTAGTTTATGCATCAATGATATACTTAAATGGATGCATTTCCCGAAACATTCACTCCTGATCAAAATGTTGATGAAGAAGTTGTATCAATGAATAGATTCCGTAAGTTGATTTTTGATACTGTTACCAAGGAAGTAAAGAGATTTTATGCTATTCCTATTGATGCTGTTGATTTGAAAGTTGTAACAAAGGTAAAGGCTGAATTGGAGGCTCTTGGATGGGAAACTAGAGCTTCTGAGTTCCAACATTTGAATCAGTCTGTTAGAAATTTGCATATTGCTAATCCACGAGTTGCTGTTGGTGGGAATGTTCGTCACGATACTTTTGGAGGAAATACTCCTGTAAGACCTGCACCTCGTCAAAGTGCATTTGCTAGACAAAACATGGGTGCTGCTGGTCGTGCGGATGCTGATCGTCCAATTAGACGCAGTGCTTTCAATTAAAAAACTGAAAAAATATTTCTTTTTTTGTATAATTATGATTTACCCATTGTTTAATGCTATCATTGAACGCAACTTTGCTTTGTGCAAAGAGCTAATTGAAACTGGTAAACATGAAGATCTTAACATTAGAAATAATGATGGTTATGGTGTTTTACATTGTTTGTGTTTCCTTGATAAAATAGAACTTATTGAATTATTTTTAAGTAAGGAGGATATCGATATCAATATTCAATCTGTTGATGGTAATACTCCATTGCATGTTGCATGTAAAACGGGTAATTTAAATATTGTAAAAACATTGATAGACTCAGGTTGTGATATAAATATTAAAAATAAATGTGATAATACAGCTTTACATTGGGCTTGTTATCATGGTCACCTAGAGTGTGTAGAGTTATTGATAGATTCTGGTTGTGATCTTAATATAAAGGATAAAAAGGATTGTACAGCATTATACATTGCTGTGTCAACTGGATTTGTTGATATTGTTAAATTATTGATATATTCTGGCTGTGATGTTAATACAAAGGATAAAGAAGGAATAAGTGTACTTCATCAAGCTAGTATTAGTAATTATGAAAAAATTGTGAAAGTATTAGTTGATTCAGGATGTGACTTAAACATTCTTAATAGAAATGGCGATACAGCTCTGCATTGGAGTTGTTTCTATGGTTACATCGATATTGTGAAAGCATTAATAGATTCAGGATGTGACTTAAATATACAGAATAGTAATGGTTATTCAGCTTTACATGTCGCCAGTAATTTTGGTCACGTTGAGTGTGTAAAAGTATTAATGGATAATGGTGGTGATCCTTATTTAACAACTAATGAAGGGGCGACACCGCTGTTATTAGCTAGCTCATATGGTCATCAAGAAATAATAAAATTATTCATTGATTATATTGCAAAAAATTGAAAAGAAGAGTATAATTTTTTAATTTTATGAATTCTTCATACAACTTGAGTTTAAAAAATTATCGTAAATTACAAAGTGTTTCATTCAATGATTATGGATCAACTTTGTCTCATCGTCGTGGAATGGTGAATAAATTATATAGTGAAAATGGTGTTGAGATTTTTTCTGATCAAATAGTGTCTTTTGATGATTATGTTGATTGTCAAAAGAGATTGGCTGATGAAGAAGGGAAAGAGTATAGTTATGAACTAAAAGACATCGTATTTCAGGTTAAGCAAGTTACGGAACCTGAAATATCGAAGATTTATTTGGAAACTAATTCTGATTTACCGATTTCTGGAGAATTGCGATGTCGGGATCCTTATCATGAATGGTCTGTATTTCAGGCACTGGATTTTGGTTATTTCAACAAACATGATCAATCTAATTTTCCAGAGAAACAAGCTATTCAACGATTATTGGCGAGTAGTTATGTTTATCATATGTCGGCAACTTATGCAATGATGAAAGTAGCTGGAAAATTTAGAGGGTATGTTAAGAAAGACGGTAATAATTGGATTAAGTGTGAGACGCCTAGAACAAATGCTAATAATCATTATGAAAAATGGGAAATCCGACTTAACAAGATGACTTAATTTTTTGTTTATTTATTTTAGTATCATGATTCAGGGATTGTTGCATCAAACCACCTTTAAAAGTTTAAAAGCAATACTTAAGGATAAATTTTTGTACACGAGTATTGAACAAATGAATATTAAAAAAATAGATAAGGCATCTGGTTTTACAATGGGACATCCATTAGGTGCTGGTCAATTTCCTGGTATATATTTATCTGTTTATTTTGATTATTTTCGAAATAAAACCTTTAATGAAACACAATTAATATTTGAAGATGCAGATATGTGTGTTTTAGTGTTAAGTAAACAATTATTAGATAGAAATGATTATCATTTAAATTTATTTGATCAAAATGGTATGTTAACAAAAAATAGTTATTGTAAACAAACGCTTCACTTATTACCCACATTGATAGAAGATGAAATGAATGAAGTAGTATTTCACAATAAAATCAGTGTTGATTGCATTGAAGAGATTTGGGTTTTTGATGCAGAAGGGAAAAGTATTGCTGAAGACTTAGGTCTAAATGTTGTAGAAACCAATAAATTTGTGAATAAAGTATATGATAAAAATATAGAAATTAAGGATTTTGATATATCATTTTGTACATCAATGGGGCTTATGAATGCATGGAATTTGAATAAATTTGTTGCTATTGATTTGGCAACAGCATTAAAAATAGCAGAAAATTGTGGATTACCGGCGTTGGAGTATTTGATGTGGATTAAACAAAAAAGAAAGATGAAAGTTATATATTTAGATGATGCAGACAAAGAAATTGAGGTTGAAAGGTTATTTAATATCAATGATATAACATTGGCAATTCAAAGAAAGCAGATAGAAAATATAGAAGGAAAATTGTGTCCTCCGATTAAATTTTATCCTCCTTTTAGTGAACCCTTATTAATAGGATTTAGTGATGAAACTATTAATGCAGATTATGAATTTAAGCGGGATATAGAAAAGAAACTGGATGAAGTCAAGAAAATTCTGAACAAAAAATATAAATTTTAATGAATGTTTATTCAAAATTAAGATTTAATCATTTCACCACCAATTTTTTTCTTGTGGATTAGGTCTTTTAGCTGGTTGCATACCAGGTAGACCATAATTGGGAAAGTTAATTACAGGACCACGTCGATCGTGAAGAGCTCTTACTTCTTGTCTTGTTAGTTGTCTTTCCATAACATTAGGATTTCTTGTCCATGCAATTGTTTTTCCATATGAAGGGAAATTTACTACAGAAGGACGGTTTATTCCCCATACGTTTTCGTATCCAACAATCCTGGACCATGCCCATGGTACAACAATTAATATAATTGATATAATTGAAAGTAATAATGCCCAACTAGCTTTATAATCAACATCGCTAAGTGATAGTACCATTTATTTATCAGAGAGAAAAAAATGCTAATTTAATTATTGTGATATTCATACATAATCACGTTGAAGAACGTTTGACCAGTTTTTATATGGATTGGGTAAATCACTACTTGCGTTTAATACAAGATCTTGTGGTCGGGCAAGGGAATCGCGAAGAGGATAAGTTAATGGTCTTGAGGTTGTTAAATCTACAGTAAATCCTTGCAAAGAAACACATATTGCAATTGCAGATACAATAAGAGAAACTAGAGAGATTGTTAACAATAGGTAATGAGTTCCTTCATCAGTAAAACCTAATATTCCCATATTCTATATATAATTATAGTTGATAAATTAAGAATGCATTTTTTTAACTTTCATATTAAATTTAAATTTCTTTCCAAATCTTTTGGAGTAGCCAATTTCTCTATTATGTAAAGCATTTTTTTGTATCATACTACAAATTTAAAGCCAATATCTTTTTCTTAATTAAGAATAAAATGTTTTCTTGCGATATTTGTGGTAGAGAATATTCTCAAAAATGTGGGTTGTATAGGCACAAGAGAGAAGATAAATTGTGTAAAAGAATAGAAAAACTACAAGATAAATGCAGTAAACTTAAATATGCTCTTAAATCAGTTGTTGAAGAAAATAAAGAAATTAAAACATCATTTCAACAAACAAATGAAGATAATATTAAACTACGGAAAGAAGTACAACAACTCAATGATGACAAAAATCTTTTATATCGTCAACTTGAAATAACTAAAGGAAGATTGGAAGAGAGAAGACAACTTACTGACCAGTTTATGGAAGTAGCAAAAAATGAATCTATATCTACACAAAATAATACTATAATAAATAATAACAATACAATCATTATCAAAAACGTTTATGAATTTGATGAATCAAGAAAAGAACAATTGATTGACTATATTCATGATAAAGAAATAAAACAAAATTATTGATTCATTGTAACATAATTTTTAACTTTCATATTAAATTTAAATTTCTTTTTAACACACAATTTAAATTGTGTGTTTTTTTATTTTCTATATTTTATATAAAAATAATAATAATAAATAATAAATAAATAGTGTAAAAGAGTAACAAAAAGTCCAGTAAATTAGTGGACTTTTAAATAAAACCCTTTAAAAAAATAACAATTAAATAATAAATAAAAATCATTCCATTTTGAACAATTGATTCGCTCGATTTGGAAGGCGAATTGCTCAATTTGGAAGGAAATATATATTAGTGTAAATAAAGAATGTTTAAGTGTTCAATTTGTGGTAGAGAATATTCACAAAATTATAATTTAATTCGTCATCACAAAAAGGATAAATTTTGTGAAGAATTAAGACAAAAACGAATTGAATTAGAAAAATTTAAGAATAAATACAGTCGTACTAAAAGTGCATTGAGATTTATTGTTGAAGAAAGGAATGAATTAAATATGATAATTAATCAATTGAATGATGATAATATTAAACTACAGAAAGAAGTACAACAACTCAATGATGATAGAAATCTTTTATATCATCAACTTGAATTAACAAAGGGAAGATTAGAAGAACGAAAAAATGTGACTAATGAATTCTTAGAAGTGTCAAAAAATAATACTGTAATCCATAATACTTTAATTATAAATGATTTTCGTATAAAGGGTGCTGACGAGTTTGATGAATCAAGAAAAGAACAATTGATTAATTACATTCGTGATAAAGAAGTATCTTATGTTTATCAATGGCTTCTAGAGCTTTTGTACTGGACTAAACCCCCCAACATTAGTATCCGTGACCAATCAAGAAAGAAAGTGATGATTCTTAGAGAGAACAAGTGGATACAAGAAAATGTTGATATATTAGTTCATAGAATGTTCTATAGAACAATTAAACCTATTGTTATGAATTGTATAGAAGAAAAAATAGATGAATATGAAGAATTAATTAGAGAACCAGAAAATAAGTCTGATGAACAAATGAAAGATGAACTAATGGTGTGGGAAGAAATTTATAGTCTCTGGTCAAGTTACAATTGTAAGCGTTTGAATCAACCCTTTCTCCAGACAGTGTCTAATCTTCAAAACCACAATAAATTGTTAAATATTAATTAATTGATAATAATCAAGAAATTTTATTTTTTTATATGATTCTAGTAAATTTAAAGATATGTTATTATATTGTAGTATATTAGAATGTTTTCTTGTGAAATTTGTGAGAGAAAATATACACAAATATATGGATTGAATAGACACATTAAAGAGGATAAAATATGTATGAAATTGAGAGATAAAATCAATAGAATGAAAAATAAGAATAAATTACTTAAAAATGCAGTCAGGAACTTAATTGAAGAAAAAACAGAATTAGAGTCAAGTAAGAATTCTGTTAATAATAATGAAGAAAATCTGATAGAAACCAGGAATAATGAACTGAATATGACAATAAATCAATTGAATGATGATAAACTTAATTTACAGAAAAAAGTACAACAACTCAATGATGATATAAATCTTTTATATCATCAACTTGAATTGACAAAGGGAAGATTAGAAGAACGAAATAATGTGATTAATGAATTCTCAGAATTGTTAAAAAATAATATACCATTTGTACAAAATAATACTGTAATTAATAATAATAATAATATTAATTCTGAAATCAAGGATGCTTATGAAGAAATGAACAACTAATTGTTGAATATTAATTAATGGATAAAACTTAATTTATTATTTTTTTCTTTCTTTCGTCAGAATAAATAAAGATGAGTACAATTCGCCTTGTTCTTGGTGGTGACGTAATGCTTGGTAGAAATTTTAATGATATATTTGATTCAGATTACGATTTTAATCCATGGGGTAACACAAAATCACTCACAAGTACAGGTGATATCTTTAGTGCTAATTTGGAAACTACTATCACAAATTACTCAAAGAAATGGCCAGATAAGAGATTCAATTACAGAATGAATCCACAAGATGGGTTCAAATTACTTGAAGGTAATTTTAATTACCTTAGTTTAGCAAATAATCATATTCTTGATTATCGTCGTCAAGGAGTTATTGATACAATGTCTAATCTTGATAAATTAGGTATATGGTATTCTGGTGCCGGACTTAATATCACTCAGGCACGACAAAGTGTTTATTTTAAAATTGATAAACCTGAGTTATCGATGCGCGTGAATTATTTATCAGCATCTAATTATTTTAGTGAATGGAGTTCTGGTTCGAACAATGAGGGGATCTGGTATATAGACATAGAAAATTGGGAAGCATACAAAGAAAATGTGATAAATAGAATCAAAGACGTGAGAATCAATTGTGATATCTTGGTTTTTAACATGCATTTCGGTCCCAATTGGTTGGACTGTCCAACTGATAGCATGAGACAATTTGCTCATGATATTATTTGTGCAGGTGTTGATATTCTCCAGGGACATTCTGCTCATCATGTTTTGCCACTAGAAGTCGTAAAGCGCGAGATAAAGATGAATGAGAATATTAAGACAGATTGTGGAGTTGTCTTTTATTCTTTAGGTTGTCTAATAGATGATTATGTTGTAAATAAAAAATATAGGAATGATTTAGGTCTTTTGTGCTGTATTGACATTGATAAGATGTGGAATAAAAATGTCAAGCTTTTCCCAACAAAAATAAGTAATTATCAAGTTAATTTGTTGACTGACGACGACTTAGAGTATCATTACATAATCGATCGATTAACGCAATCTTTTTGATAACTAAAATAACATTGATTTCATACTGAGTTAATAAATTTGGATGATAAAATATATTACGTGGTGAATTAAATCTTTTAATAAAGTGTTTCACATTGATTGGTACAGCTATAATATAATCTGTTGGTTGCCACCCAGTATTTTCTTTTGATGAACGTATAAAATTACATTCTTCTCTATATCCTACTTTGTCAAATTGAAATCTTGTTAGATTTATTAATTGATATACCACCCGTGGGGTCATTCCCTGCCCAAAATCACTAATACTGGTTTAAGATTATATTTTGCTGAAAACTTTTTCATTTTTTCTTTTATATCACCAAGATCTGGCACCAGATCTTTGGAACCGAACTTATCCTTCAAAAATACGTCTCGTTTATTGATATTGATTTTGTATTCAATAAGATATGTATCATTGAATGGTGTTCTTGATTTGCCCAGAAATTTCTGGTAATTTGTGGAATTCTTATTATAAATGAAAAAGAATAGTTTATCATATTTCCCACGAATTCCGTACTTCAAATTGTTGAGATACTTGTATTTTGTTAAAAAAGCAATCAAATAATTGGCTTGGTCATTATGTAATTGGCGATTATGAACATATACTTCTTTTGCATGATCATTTACTGTGAAAATTTGAAGTGCAAATTCTTCGGCTTTATTTTCAATTAATGACATTATTTCTTTATCATTGAAAACGTCTTGAAGAAAAATAAGGAGCTCTGTCATTCTATCTTACAAGCGGATTTTATTGTTTAGTGATTATTTTCAGTCAATTAAGAAATATGGTTCTTTATTTATTTTTCTTGAATTACGTATATCAAAAATAGTCTTGCCAACTTTATTTTTATGATTTTTATTAGCGCCAGCTTTAATCAATAATTCCTTTATTTTTGTATCATGTGTATTGAATAATGGTGTTTCACCGAAATTATTGGCATGATTAACATTGGCACCATATAAAATTAATAGCTGCGAAAGTTCATAATTATTTAATTCACATGCTCTATGTAAAGGTACATTGCCTTCAATATTTTCAATATTTGGATTAGCTTCGTACAAAAGCAATAGTTTGACTAAATCAATTTTCTCTCTTTTAATAGCTAAATAAAGAGATGAGCAATTATATATTGAACAAATATTAACGTCAGCGCCATTATTTATCAGGAATTCAACCAATTCAATATTATTGTTATGAACAGCAAGGGGTAATAGTGGAAAATTAGAATGGTATTTTTCATTAATGTCAATAATATCAATAAAGGTATTAACCAAAAACTTAACTATTTCTGTTTGATTTTTCACACAAGTCCAGTAAAGTAAATTATTATTATAATATTGTTCATACATAGTTGTATTTATATCTATATTTTCAGTTGGCGAATCAAATAATAATTTTAATACTTTCAGCGAACCCATTGAAACACAATCAAACCAAACTGAATGTTCTAATTTCCATAGTAATATTATTTCTGTACGTTTTAGATTGTGAATATTTATATTACAACTAAGTTTTACAATATTTTTTTCATCTAAAAAAGAAAATACTTGGTACCAAAGTTCTGTTGGAAAATTCATCTTATACTATTTAATTATGTATAAATAGAGTTTAAAATCATTTAGGTTGTCGTTTATTTTTTCTTGTGGGAGGATGTTCTGGTGGAGCATATATAGTGTATAGTTTCAAATCCTTTGTTTTGGATACATTGGCAACAAAATGTTTCTTTTTGGGTGGAATAGTAATGGAAATACCGTCTTCCAGTTTATATTTTTTGCCATTAACAATTGATACTCCTTCACCGGACTCAACGCGAATAAATTGTACCTGTTTATCATGCACTTCAGCAGGAATATACTCTCCTGGTTTCAATGTCATTAGAACTAATTGAAATTTTTGTGGCACTGTATATAACACTTTTCTGTAGAGTTGATTGTCTAAAGTATCGTCTTCGATATTTCTGTAATCAACACGAGACATTGTATATACTAATTTAATTTAATTTATAATAATCTATTGGTTTATAGCCATGAATACATTTAGCAGCTTTATTTGCACCATGACTGAGTAGGATTCTTATTGATCTTTTATTATGAACATATGCTGCTAAATGTAATGCAGTTTTACCATCATTGTCTTGAACATTAACGTCAGCACCACCGTATTCAAGAAGTACTTTTAATGTTTCTGGTTGATTTACTGCTTGATGTAGTGGGGTGCCTATATCTGTGTGGTGATAATTGATACTATTAATATTTGGTAATGACAACAAGTATTTAATTATATGAATATGACCTTGTCCAGATGCTATATGTAAAGCTGTTAAACCATCAATCTTTCTTTCTTTTGCTGGATTAATACCATAATCATTAACAAGGAACTTTGTTAATTTAAGATAACCTTTTTCAATAGCTACAAACCAAGGTGTACTATATGACATAGCATATAATTCTTCTATGTCGAAATTATAAATGTTATCAAGACATAAGTACATAATAACATTTTTATACGACAAATACTTAATAAACAATATTTTTAATTCTATTGGGAATTGTTCCATAAAAAAAATAATAACTATTATTTAATATCAATTTTAAACCCTTTTAAGTCCAGATAACGATCGCATCATTGCAACTCTTTTTTGATTATCGAAGTTTTCTACAGAAATGAGATCATAAAAAGTACCATTAATACCCTCTCTTTGTTTTCTGTATGTTTTTGTAACAGGATTAATTCGAGAAACGGAAATAAGTTTTTGGAAGGTAGGACTTATTCCTTCTTTACTTGATTCACGTTTATAAACTGCGGCGATTTCTTCTGGGAGTAATGCACGATTACATACTGCAACGTTCTTAAGTTTGATGAGTCCATTAGCATTGTCAAAGTGTAAATTACCTTGACTTAACTTAATTGGAGTGTTTGGACTATACATCCAGGTATAATCACCATCATAATAAGTCATTTCAGGTCCACGTTGTACCCAAGCCAAGAATTTCCATGTTCCTGGTACAATTGGTGTGAAGTTAGGACACAAACTACTGAAAGATCCAGCTTGTCGTGCAGGTACATCAGCTTCTTGTGGATCGATTGACATAATTCCTGGTGAACCTTGTGTTGTAAAGTTAAATTTAATACAAGGATTTCGGTGTTCTGGTCCTTTACCAAAAACAATTGCAGGACTTGCATTAAGATCGGATGAGCCCTTTTTCAGAATTGTGGTTTCTGGAATATTAAAGTCATTTATTTTAACCCATAACATTATTGTCCAATCATTTTCTGGGAATTTTACTGGTCCCGGTGGCATACCAACAAATCTGGCACAACCAGTATATTCTGGAATATTGATTGGAGGACCTGGTGTAACAGGTATTTCTGGAATAGGACAATTTTGACACTCTGGCAATGGACTTAATTTGGGATCAGTACCACAAACGTCACAAGGTGTTGTTTTTGGTTCTTCTTTTTGTGGAACTTGAGGTGTGTTATTATTTGTTGGTAGTTTCAATTCATATGGTATTCCAAGAGTTAATGGTAAAACAATGAAAATTACTAACACAGATATTACAATACCAATAGTATTCATTTGATTATATCTTATATACACAAAAAACTGAAAAAATATTATGTTAATATCATATTTTAACAATGGAATATTGTGATAAGTGTATTATATTTTTGTGTTGCATATTTTTTACAGTTATTGTAATGCTTTATATAATTATTTTATGTAATTTTGAGAATAATGATTCTCAAGAATATGTTACTATTAATAATTGCACAACAAATTATCAAATTATTGACATAAGTAGTTTTAATGCTATGTATATAATTGATTTTAAGGCAATTTATTCATGGGAAAATTTTAGCTGTTTTGATAAATTAACAATTAATATTTATGAATCCGATTATATTGATTCATTCACTAATATGTTTAAAAGTAGTGACAATGTTGACTTAGCTATGCCAATTAATTATTTAGAAGGTGATTTCAATAAACCATTTTGTAGAGAAAAAATTTATATACTGTAAAAAATATAATTAACTAACCACACAAACAATCACAAAACAAAATGAACTTTGAATTCGAGTGCAAACCAGAATACGAAAACAATCCAAAAGAAGCTTTTATCGCAACATTTAATTTTGAAGTAAATGAAAATATTGATATTGGTTATACCTTTACATTCGGAATTGACAAAAGAGAAGAAGGTTATATCCTTTATGGATATGATGAAGAATATTCTTGGGATGATTTAATTAATGGTAAAACAATATCAATATTTTAGATATTGAACAATCTAAGATTAAATTTTCAATCGAAGAAGAGCATTTTAACCTAAGATTGAAAGGAGGATGTGATTGGACTGGAGAAAATAATATTAGAATCAAAATTACAAGTGAAATGAGAGAAAAAATCATTTCAGAATTTGAAAAATGCAAAAAATATTTTGAATAATTCAATACTTATTTTTTATTGTGAAAGCATCTTAGGATTGGTTCTAACAGCATACTTAGCACGCAAAGCAGCGGCTTCGAGATTATTTGGATTCATTTGTAATCCAGTACCACGTCGAACTGCGTATCCTGTGTATTTATCATTATTACCGTAATTCTCAACATTAATTAGTTTATAGAAAGTACCACTAATATTTTCTTTCATTGCTCTATATGTAGCAGTGGGTACTTTCTTTGAAGCACGGAAAGGATGAACGCTAATAAGTTTGCGGAATTCAGAACTGAGTCCTTCTTTAACACCAGGATGTTCGTTGACATACATATTAGCAATTTCGGCAGGACTCTTAGCACCACGACAAACAGTGACATTGCGAAGAGTAGACGGATGATTATCACCAGGACTGAAACGGAGTGATCCGGGACTCATATCAAGAGGAGCATTTTGATTGTAGTAAATTACTTGACCATCTTCATACAAAGTCATCTCGGGTCCACGTTGTACCCAAGCAATGAATTTCCATTTTCCTTTTTCTAATGGCACAACACTCGGACAAACAGTTGCGTAATTATTACCAAAGTAGTTCTTACTCAATGGGTTCTTGATCTTATAAGTGAATACAATACAGGGTTTGTTGTTTGGTCCTTCATTTCCTTGCATACCGGCATAATCAACGTAAGGACGACGTTCAAAGAGAATACTTGGTGTTCCATTTTGACTGATTGTTCCCTTGCGCATCAATGGGAAACTTTCAGTAGTTTCAAGAGAGTTGAAATTAACCCAGAAACTGACTGTCCAATCAATAGCGGGGAAATAAGGATTTTTGGATTGAGGGAAAGCGACCGGTGCAGGAGGTGTTCCGAGGAATCTTACACAATCAGCCATATCCGGAATCTCTAGTGCTGGAAGTGCTTGATAATTAGCCCATTCGGGTGTTGGTTCGAATCCTTCTTGAGCCTGACGACTCAAGCGAAGATATCTGGGACATCTTTTGTGCCATTTTTGTTTATGACCCATAATCATTCCAACAATGATTGATACAACAACAATGAGTGCAATGAAAATAATACCCCAATTAGACAAGTCTTGATCAGATCTAACAAGCATGTTCTTTTATTTAGTTCAAGAAAAAGATATTAGTTTTGAAGTAATCTTATATCTGCTTATTTCAGTATAATGGCTCTGAAAAAGAAGGATATGGTATTGAAGTATACTATCAAAGTACAAGAAGGTCTTGACTTGGATAAAAAAGAATTTGCGAGATTTGTAGCTAAGACTTTGAATGATAAGAGGGGATGGACTAAATTATATAAAAATAAACTAAAATTTAAACAAGTAGGATTAAATGAAAGGGCTGATTTTCATATTAATATGGTTACTGGTGATGTAGTTCATAAAATTTGTGGATTTGAAAACTTAAGTTGTGCTGATCGTAGTGATTCTAATATTTATTTGAATTACACAAATTGGACTGAAGGAAGTCCAACATTACGTGAAGGTTATGGAAAGACATGGAAAATAGATTGTAAGAGATATGTTTTGAATCACGAGCTGGGTCATTTACTTCAAATGGGGCATAGTTTAAAAACATATAAACCTCATGAAAAAATGTCAGTAATGGTTCAACAAACTATCAGAAATCCAGGTGGAAAATATCACCCCTGGCCAGAATTAAGTGATAAAGAATTCTTTGAGAATTATGTCTATTTAAATCTGGGTTAAATGTAGATGAATAAAGCAGAAAAATACATTAAAAAAGTTGATGATTTCTGTGATCCAGAATCTTATGGTGAAGGACTTACAGTATTAGGTACCGGAATTGAAGGAATAACAACTAAATTCAGACTTAATAATGGTGAAATTATTGCATTAAAAGGAACAATTCTTGATAGAAATGATGAAGATTAAATGATTTTTGATAAAATATTTAAAAAAGAAGAGAGGATAAAGCATTACAAAATTTGGAAAAAAATAGCTAAGAAATCTGATTACGTTATAAAACCATATAGACAAGAATTTTGTTATATTAAAAATCTTAAACCAGCTTGTATGGAATTAATTGCTATGGAGTATGGTGGAATAAATGTAAAATCATTTATTATCAATAATAAAAAACAGACACCCAGATGGTGGATAAATTTAACTGAACAAATTATTGAAATTCTTAATTTGTTTAAAAAATTAAAGTTTACTCATGGAGATTTTAAACTGGATAATATCCTTTTAGTTGATACGAAACATCCACTAATTAAGATAATAGATTTTACATTTGCAAGTTATAAATATGATAAAAATAAACTATATGATATTAAGCGTATTATTCCTCCATTCATAAATAAATATCCTGAGAATAAATCAAATAATAAGTTTTATAAGAAAGTACCAAAACCAATTAGAGATTTCTGGTTAGAATATGCTAAAAAACATAATGTGGATACAAAACAAGTTCGTTTTAAATAAAAAAACAAATTGATAAATTAAAAGTTGAGGATTAGTATTTCTGATGATTCTTTATTTTTATTCATACCATAGGACCAATTGACATCAATAATTGTGTAATCTTTGTACATATCTCTTGTTTTTTTGCAATTATTGTAGCATAATATCCAGTTTTTGTGATGTTTCAATGACAAATTGAGTCCTTTATGATCAAATGATTCATGAAGATCGCCATTATTACCATATAAATTACTTTTAGATTCTAGATAATATGGGGGATCTAAGAAAAGTAATTCATCGTCTTTGACATCATTCAAAAAATCTTTGAAATCCAGATTGGAAAATGTGACTTGACTTAGATCAATATTATTTAATCGATCAATTGAACTTTCTGTGAATCGTTTCTTAGATGTTTCTTCAGAAAATCCACCAGACAATGTTGCACCACTAAATGAGCATCTGTTGATGATGAAGTAATATACTGCTTGTTTTCCTGGATCTTGGAGAGTCATGACCTTTCGTCTGTATTTCATGAATTTCTTCTTTGTTATAGTACCCAATCGAAACCTAATTCTGGCTGACAATAGTTCTTTTTCCTTTTTTAGTGTGTACCAGAAATTATATAGTGGTTTGAATTTATCATTGGCTTTTACTTGAAGACCGTACTTGTTTTGTAAATGAAATTCAAATGATCCACCACCAAAGAATGGAGATGCCAATATTTTGAATTTAGTGATATCAACTTTGTGATCGAGTAATGCTTTTTCAATGATTTGACATGCTCTTGTTTTACCACCAGGATATCTTAGTGGCGATTTGTTATTCATTTAAGTAAGGTATCAAAGAATGTTTAAATCAATTTTAAAGAACATATAATTAAACTATATATGTTCTCATATGGAAGAATTGTGGAAAACTATTCCTGAGTTTACCAGATATGAAGCGAGTACATTGGGACGTATAAGAAATAAGAAATATTCTCGTATATCACAGATAAATATTGAATCTATTAAACGAAATAAAAGATATATAAGAGTTTCTATTAAAAGAGATGATAATAAAGTTTTTGTCATGACAGTTCATCGTTTGGTTGCGTTAACATGGATACCAAACGATGATCCAGAAAATAAAATAGAGGTTAATCATAAAGATGATAAGTATGATAATAGTGTTAATAATCTCGAATGGTGTACTCCGAAAGAAAATAAACAACATGCAGCCAAATACAAGATTAAGTATAAAACCACAAGAATATTACAATGTGATATGTTTGAAAATATTATAAGAGAATTTTCAAGTATTACAAATGCAGCGAAACATATTAATGTTGATCCCAATCAAATCAGTAGATGTTGTAGAGGTGTTCGTAAATCTTGTCATGGATTTAAATGGAAATATAAAAATGAATATAAAGAACAAAAATTTGAAGATGAAATTTGGAAAGAGATTAAACAGCATAAAGGAAGATATATATCTTCCTTTGGTAGAGTTAAAGGAATGAGTGGAAAAGTTCTTGATGGATATATAACAGTAGGTAGATATATATCTGTTACATTTAGTAGAGGAAGGAAAAGAGGTCCCATAAGTTATTTAGTACATAGATTGGTCGCAGAAGCATTTATAGATAATCCTCATAAAAAACAATTTGTTGATCATATAGACACAAATAAACAAAATAATAATGTTAATAATTTAAGATGGTGTACTCCAAAAGAAAATAGCAATAATCCAATTACAAAGATAAAATTAGGTAAAAAAGTTGTTAAATTAGATAATAGTGGAAAAGAATTAAAAAAATATAATAGTCTTACAGATGCCGCAAAAGAGCATAATTGTACAGTACAAGCAATTAGATGTGCTTGTATCGGTATTACAAAGATTTGTAGAGGATATAAATGGAAATATGCTCATATAATCTGACTTAATATTGGTCTAGTGACAAACCTTGATACTTCAAACGGATATCTATAAATAGTTTTCCTTGTCCATGGTAATTGTCTATAATTTCCGGGATTCATCAAGAAACCACCATTACTTCCGTTGATGTAGTGTTTTGGTGGAACAATACCCTGTTGTTCTGAATAATTTCCATTGCCTCGCCATTGTGAATCAAATGATTCATTTGTAAATCCAGACATTTGTACACAAATGAATGTTAGTGTTAGTAAAAGTACTACCAAACTTAGTACAATACAAAGCTTTAGTGCCATTTATTTAAGGAATGAAAAAAAGAATAATCTAGTCAAAATTAAGATAATGGTACTTCTGTATTAACAACATTATTGATTGTCACTTCGTTCCAAGCTCTATTGCAAATCTTGAAATTTCTGAATTGAATATTACCACCCTTTGTGTTTAGATGCATGGGTCCTGCTGATATAATTGGTGGTGCTCCAGTAATTGGGACATCATCAGTGAGAACACCATTAATAAATAACATTGATCTATCGCGCATTTTAATCCATGTATAATTATTTAAAGCACGTGGATTAACAGCTGGTAGTGGAACAATTCTTTCAAATTGTGGACCGAATTGTGTTTTCAATCGTAATATAACTGTGTTGATTGATGGATTATAAGTAAACTCTGGACTCCCGTTCTTGGAAAATACCTTAGTTTCTGTATTTAAATTTTCTTTGTCAAACGAAATCCAGGAATTGATTGTCCAATCTCCAGGCATAAGATATTTATTAATTTGTGTGGAAGGAAGATCAAGAGTTCCTGTTGATAAACTGGGTTCAACTGTACACAAACCTTCATCGATTTCTGGTACATCATATACGGGAATATCATCATAATAATAAGGTGCACCCCAATAATATGGCCAAAATCTATTCCACCAAGGATGACGATATCTTCCACGTCTTCTTAAATATGGATACCAAGGATACCCACCTCTTCCACCTCTTCCACCTCTTCCACCTCTTCCACCTCTTCCACCTCTTCCTCCTCTTCCTCCTCTTCC